CAAGATGCCTTTAACAAATGTTTCAGATACGGGGGAGTTTTTCATTTTTCTTCCTAGTTTATATATCTAATAATAGAACACTTTTACTATAATTATCTTGTATTATGATTGAGGATGAAGTTGCGATGATGGCGGGGAGAGATCCTATTGTGGGAATCTTCGGGGATCAGAACTTTCCAAACATTTCGTCTGGAAAATCGGTGTCTGAAAGGAAAGAGGTGCTTGGGAGAATGAAACGCCTTCTTCTTCGTCTAAAACCAGAAAGGGTTTATATATCCCCAACTAAAGGAGTAAGCAGATGTTTAATCCCCGCTATGAATATGTTAGGTATTCCATACGTTATAGTAAACCCATATCGTGGCTTTTTTGACAGTCCGCAAAGAAAAGAAAAGCTTCACCTCATCTTCGGGATAAAAAATAGTAGATCTGTAATAACAATGGGAAACCCTCCGGAGTCAGAAGAATCCAAAAGAAATCTCGTAAAAGAAAGCGAAGATTTTATTATAGAAAGATCAAATGTGGTAATTTCGGTTTTTGGGAAAAATCCAAGTCCTGACATTAAAAATTTAAACAAACGGTTACCTTCCGCAGAGACTAATGTAGTTTTCCTGGACTATAGCCTTACCTAATGAAAACAGGTAGGTGATCTGAGGCCTTTTCGCAAAAGGCTTCCCTGTTTAGATGCCATGAATCTTTCCCGTCAATTTCACCGCCAGACGCGTGTATTATGTGAATTGGGACAGTTTTGCACAAGAATAGCCCATCTAAAACTACCACTTTCCCGTGGTGTCCATAATAGTTTATGTGGTTTGAATCCCTGTTCCCATGCGCCACAAACCCAGACAGAGCATTCAGAGGAGAATCTTGGGGGAACTTGCCCATGCCTTCCCACCACACCCCAGATTCTTGTAAGAATCGTGTTCCCGCAACCCCAATAAACCCGGTTTTTGGGTTAGAAAGTTCTTTCTCTATAAGGGAATTAAAATACTCCGGAACGGTAACAATGTCTATGTCATCATGGCATAAAATAACATGATCCTCTGGTTTAATATTACACAGTTCCATACCCTTAGAGAAAGCCTCAAATATGCTAGAGTATCCCGGCAAGAATATGGGATCCCACCCGGCTTTTTTTAGGTACGATGATATTACTGAGTTTGGAAGTTTTTCCCTAGTAGGAATAAGAGCAAATTTTTTCATTTCTATATAAAATAGGACTTTAATAATTTTTATGGCATTTTCAAAACAAGAAATTCTTGATGAAATAGAACGGTGTTCCAACGACCCCATTTATTTTATACGGAAGTACGTAATGATTGAACACCCTATTAAAGGGATAATACCCTTTGATTTGTATAGATTTCAAGAAAGAATTATACGAAATTTTCAAAAAGAAAGGTTCAACATCGTACGAAAGTTTAGGCAGGGGGGGATAACAACTTTAAGCGCCGCGTATTCCTTGTGGTCTATTATATTCAAGAGAAATCACCATGTCATGGTGGTGTCTATTGGAGATAGAGAGTCTACAGCTTTTCTAAGAAGGGTTGTAATAATGTATGATGCTCTTCCAAGCTGGTTAAAGCCTTCTATAAAGGAAAAGAACAAGCACACGCTCCACCTAAGCACAGATAGTAGGATAAAATCTCAACCCGCAGGGGCTGGACGAGGGGAGTCTGTATCGCACCTGATCGTGGATGAGGCAGCATTCATCGATAACATGAGAGAGTTTTGGGCGGCTATTTTCCCAACCATTTCTACTGGAGGTAAAGCATCTTTGATATCAACAGTAAATGGGATGTCTAATTTGTATTACGAACTATACAGAGACGCTGACCTTGGGAAAAGTGAGTTCAAGGTAATAGACCTTAACTGGAAGGAGCATCCTGAGTATACAGAGGAGTGGATGAAAACGAACAGGCCTATAATCGGGGAGCGAATGTGGCTTCAAGAATATGAATGTGAGTTTTTGGGAACAGGAGACACCTTCATAGATCGTCATACACTAAGACGTCTCAGGGACAATTTTTCTGATGAATACGCAACTAGGCATTCAGGGTACTTGAGGGCATGGAAAGATCCTGATCCTTACTCAACCTATGTTATAGGAGTGGATTCTTCTTTTGGTCGGGATAGAGACTATTCAGCATTTCATGTGATAGATGTGTACACGGGGGAGCAGGTAGCTGAATTTTATTCTAACAAGACTTCCCTAAGTGATTTTGCTAAAATAATTAACGTAGAAGGAAATAAATATAATACAGCCCACGTGGTGATTGAGAGAAACGGTCTTGGACTTGCTCTTATTCATGAACTATTTGAGGTTTGTGAATACGAAAATCTTTGGATGGATGAAAATTCTGAATTTGGTGTTCAGATAACGCAAAAAACTAGGGAGATTGTACTGTCTGCGCTGGAGGAAGCTTTGAGAGCTTCAAAGGTAAAAATAAACTCAGAAAGATCTGTAGACGAATTACTAACTTTTATTATAACTGAAACAGGAAAGATCGAAGCAGATACTGGGTACAATGACGATTTAGTAATGAGCCTGGCTTTGACCGCGTATACTTATGAAGATCTTGGACAAAATTCTCCGATTGTTCCTATTACATCTAAAGAGGGTGGTGACCTAATTAAAGACAAGATCATAGCCCCAATAAGGGTATCTAATAATGACATCGATAACATTGATATATCATGGGTGATCAGAGACTAAACGAAGAAAACGACCAGTTACACGAGTCATACACCGAATTCCCCGAATACAGAATTGGGGGAATGGGAACCAACTCTGGTCGGCTTGCTAATTTCTTTAGTAAATTCTTCGCTAGGAGAGGAAGGAAACCTAAGTCCGTAGGAAGGCTTCCCGGCGATACTCTAAAGACCACAGATGTTTTCGCTAATGTCCCGGGAATCGGAATTTCTCGTGGAATGCCCAAACTTCCGCAGGTAGAGCACGAAAGAAAAAGAAGGTATCGTGAATATGAGCAAATGGATGACTACCCCGAAATAGGGGCAGCCTTGGACATTTACTCCGACGACTCTACCCAAAAGAACATCACGGGAGAAATTTTTGAAGTAACGGCAGACCATGATCTGGTTAAGGAGACCGTTAGAGAATTCTTCAAATCTATTAGGATGAGAGAATTTATATGGGATATTACGCGTAATGTCTGCAAGTATGGAGATTGTTTCATAGAAAACATTGTTGACCTAAACAACCCAGACGCAGGAATACAACGAATCAAAATTCTAAACCCAAACTTTATTGCTAGAGTTGAGAATGAGTATGGATACCTGAAACAATTTTTGCAAGAACTTCCGGATCCTAAATCAGCCTTCACCCCCGATCCAAATTATGGCACACAGAACCAAGGAACAGGGAAATTTTTAGAGTTAGATAAAGAACAAATCGTTCACTTCAGAACTCATAACTCTGACCCAAACTACTACCCTTACGGAAAATCGCTACTAGCCCCGGCTATTAGAGCATGGAAATCTCTCAAGCTAATGGAAGATGCCATGCTAATTTACAGGCTGGCAAGAGCTCCAGAAAGAAGGGTATTTTACGTTGATGTTGGAAATCTTCCCACGTCTAAAATTGAGATGTACATGGAGCGTCTTAAGCAGAAATTTAAGAAAGAAAAGTTTTGGGATCCTTCCACAGGAAGTGTTAGCGAAAGATACAACCCCCTCTCCACGGATGAGGACTTCTTCGTGCCCACCCGCGCTAAGAGCGGGACAAAAATTGAAACCCTCCCCGGAGCACAGAATCTGGGAGAGACTGATGACGTGAAGTATTTTAGGGATAAGCTTCTTGCTGCCCTTAAAGTTCCCAAAGATTATATCGTAGAGAAAGATCAGTCTCCAGAGAGAAAAGCAAATCTATCGCAACTTGATATTAAGTTCGCTAGAACCGTAACTAGGTTGCAAAGAGAGGTTGAAATAGGACTTACTCTCCTGGTAAGAAGACACCTAAAACTCAGAAAGTTTCCTGAGAGCCTGTACAGCCAAGTAGACGTTTCTCTGTGTCCCCCTTCGGACATGTTTGAAAAGAGAAGATTGGAGCTTGATGAGCAGAAGACTAGGGTTGTTCAAGCAGTGAAAGGACTAGAACTATTCCCCGATGAGTGGATTTATGAAACATATTTCCAAATGTCAGACGATGAAATTCAGGCTATCCAAGAAAAACTTGAAGCCCAAAAAGAAAAACAAATGGAAATGGAGCAAGCTATGGCTCCGCCTATGATGGGAGGTCTAGCACCACCCGGAGGCATTCCAGGAGAAGAGCCCCCACCAGAAGAAATACCGCCTGAGGAGGAGCCTATCTAAATTTCTCTAATAAATAGAATACGTTATAGGTATATAAAATAGGATAAAAAAATGGATTTGACCTGTCGCAACAAAGACTTGACTAACCTGCACAAGATTGCAGATTATCTTGGTAGATCTCTTAGTGAGAATATAAGAATTTTTTCAGTGGATTCTGGAGACTCAAAGGTAACGTTTCTTTCTGAGAAAGGAACTATGCTTTCCTGTGATTACAGTATAACCCCTAAAGATGTTCTTTTGGAGAACTTCATTATTGAGTCTTGTGATGAGTTTATTTCAGGTGAGAAACTTGATAATAAAGTATCTGATGGTATATCTTCGTTTATTGACTCGATTAAGAAAGATCGCTTTGATCTGGCAGATGTTTCTTTCGATGATGTTTTAGATCTGTTTGAGGAAAGAAGCTGTCTTGACAGCGTAAGGTATAAGTTAACAAAGCAACAGGACTCATTTGGAAAGAAAAATATAATTGTAGAGTCCTCAGAATTTCGCAAGCTAGAAGAAGTTGAAAAAGTTCTCGTGGGATTCATTCAAGAGAATAAAGAAGAGCTTCTAAAGAACAAGGACATTGTAGACTGTGTTAACATAGGGAGAGCTATTTCAAAGGCATTCCACTGTGATCCTATTACCTACGAGGATTTGAAAGAATCTAACTTTTTTCAAGTAGACTTGTCTACTTCTGATAAGTCTCTGTACGAAATGGTTTGTCAACAAGAGCTGGTTCGGCAAGAACTTATTGAATCAAAAGAAAACTTCTCTAACCTGTGGGTTGGAAATAATAAAGTTCAGAACCTTGCTTCTTGCATTTATTCTAATGATAGCGCTATTAGGGAAAAGCTTAAAGAGGTACTGGAAGAAGTGCCTTATTTCGCATTCGCTACCAAATCTGATCTCCAAGGTGTTCTAGGTTCCATTTACGAAGTAAACTCTACGGATGTTATTTCTAAGAAAGATGTTACGACATTTGTTCGTAAACTTTACGAACTCAAGAAGCCTGTAAAAGAAGAGTTGGTAACCGTCCTGGATGAAGAGTACGGTATAAACGCGGCAAATCTTAAGTTTGTGCCGACATTTAGTAATATTTCCAAAACTCATTCAGTAATTTTTGAAGTACTCGCAATGCACATGGAAGAAGGAGTCCTTCAGGATATTACCAAGCAATTCTCTAAATTTATAGGGAAAAGAGGCGGGGTTGAGGTTTTGCAAATTAACGACTTTGTAGTAGAGTGTTTTGGGGCAGCAGAGGATGATTCTGTCAATGAAAATCTTCTAATGCAGTATAT